CCGATTGGTCTCCTGCCGTGAGAGGGGAATTATTCCTCTTCACACTTCTCTATTAAAACGGAGAAGTCCACCTGTGTATGATGTCGACGGACACAGGCCGTCCAGCATTCTCTAAGTGATTCCTGTCGGCGAATGGCAATTCGCCGCGTTTAAGGAAAAACTTCATAAGGGCCTCATAGCCATCAAGATTACTCTTGGGAAGCTTAGAGGACACTACGGCCGCCTTGACAAGAGGCGAATGTAGTGTAGCATGCATTCTTTGGGTTTCGTACCCTAGGAACGAATGCTTTCCTAATGCAGAAGATGTATCCGCAACTCGAGGGAAAGGTATGAACCTTTCGATCAAATTGTCAAGATACCCTACGGTCCCCCAGTAACCGGCCTTGTAAAGCTGGTTCCTGAGAGATACCGTAGAGATAATCTCTGTTGAATGCCCCCGTTGCTCGGGCAACAATGATCGGACACGAACAATTGAAACATCGTGGCCGTCATAGTAGTCCTTTCCGCAACTCTCTCTGAACTTGCCAGTCCAGAAAGACTTGTTTGTGTTAACTTTAAAGCCGAAAGCTTCAAGTTCACTAACAACGGGACCCACGTAATCTATGGGGACGATAATATCGTCTCCATAGACACGTACCTTACCGACGAGGGATTTAATATCCTTCATCGAGACGGAACGGTTAAGCGCCTTTTCAATTCCCATGAAGATCACGATCGAGAAAACGATCGCCTCCATAGGAAAGCAAAGGGCTGAACCCATAGACGCGAACTTGGCCAGGCGCAAAACGCCATGCCCGAGTACGTCAGCCTTCCGTGATCTACAAGCGTCAACAGCTCCACCAAGGTGGGGATGATTGCGAAGTAGGCTACGTACATGCTGATTGGAGACACGATCGGAAGCTTCGCTAAGATCTAGCGTAGCAAGCTCACCAGTTAGTGAGCCATAGGAAGCCAACCGCTGATTAGGCGTTTGGTCGTTCCATCCGATTAGGTTGCGAAGGATGTCATCCCTTGCAACACCATCGACTATCGCTTCAAGAATCCCTTGCTGTGCATATTGCATAGCAGTCGGTTCCATGGCGATAAGGCGAGGTGTCTTCAGCGTTTTAGGAACATGAATTACCCTAGCGGGCAATTCTTCTCCAGGTTCGAGGTAAGTGAAAGACTCGGACTGCTCAATAAAGGCAGACCAGTCGTGAGTAAGATACTCCCCAGAAGGGAAGTATTCCTCAAGGCGTCGAGTCCACTGTTTCTGATAATACTTCTTGTTACCAAGAAGTCTATCAGCCGTGGACCCGGAGCCATGCTTAGGGACAAGCCCTCCGTTGTAGACCAAAAGGTCCAAATCGGAAAGCAAGTTTCCATAGAGCATAGAGGCGAGGCGTTCAAAAGAGTCTTTTCTGTCTCCAATGAAACGCTTATCGGCCTCTTTCACTTCC